TGTGGATAAGCCACAACATCTCGTCACTATAGTTATACTTGCTGACAGCGCGTCTTTCGTCTTCTCTGTATTGAAGTAGTATTGTGTCGATTTTCAGATGCGAAAGTATGTTCTTGTCGATGAGTTTCTTCGTGGTTGTGACATGATAGGAAGGTCCGAACAGACCTTCGATGATCAACTTGTGGCATTGCATTCCATCAAGTGTTCCCGTGGTGCCAATCCTATAGTTGCAATCAGTCAATTTTTCCATGATGCCAGTGAGAGACTTTGCCTTGAACATATGGCATTCATCACCGAAAACAACCTTGAACTGGTCGAAGTAAGCGCGTGGTTGCTTGAACACTGATTGCCATGTGGTGATGACAACTCGTTTGTTTGTTTCTTTGTCTTGTCCCGCATAAATCGGGTGGCAGTTCTTTGAAACTTTCCAATCCGTTCCCTTGGCATAGGCTTCGAAATCACTTGCCATCTGTGTAACAAGACCTATGGTTGGAACAACTATGAGAATCTTGCCATCGACATTTTCAAGTAAATGCCTGAGCAGAAGGTAGATGATCATGGATTTGCCACTGCCTGTCGGAGAGACGAGCAGAAGCCTTGATGCCTCGGTAGCCTTGATGATGGCTTCCCGCTGATGGTCGTGTAATGAAGGTATTCCAGATGCCTTGCCTACGCATCTGTTGAAGAGATCATCCAAGCCCTCGTTGTCTAGAGGAATGGATTGATTCTGTGAAAGACTGCTCTCCACATGATAACCACGATCACAGGCGAACTTTGTGACATAGTTCTTCAGACCTCTGTAGATCGTTGCCTTGCCTATGTTGTAGAGTTTGATGTCGCCACTCCACCGCGACTTGCGGAAACGCGACATGTACTTGTGGTTTGGAACCTTGAAGGAGAAGCAATCGCTCAACTCCTTTGCGGTGCCGCGTTCACAACGCACACGGATGAATACTGAATCAACATCTTCCAGAACCAATGTATCCATGCAGATATTTATGGTTCTATATCTCTCCCATCAAAATGAATCTTAAACTCTCCTTCGTTTAGGACTTTTCCCTCATAGAGCAGGACTTCTACCCCCGCAGACTCAAGGATTGACACTCCGATATCGCACTTTGTTTTCCACCTGTCGGGGATGATGTCCCATAGAGTCTTGTGTCCAACCACCCTCTTTATGCCAGATAGAACGATTGCCCTCGCACAATCGGGACAACTGATGAATGGGCAATACATGTGCGTATTGAGGGTTGTAAGACCCTTGGAAACACACCTGTATATCACAGATCTCTCAGCGTGTTCGATGTAATCGTATTTCGGTTGTTCGTTTGGTTGTCGTATGGATGGGTAGCGGTTTACATCTGCTGCTATGATTCCCGATGAAGGAAATACAATCAAGGCACCAACCTGTGTGTTTGTGTCTTCGCTACGAGCCTGAGCATGAATGTAGGCTTGTCTGAGATAGACTCTGTGAATGCCTTCGGTTACTATCTTCATGATCCACTCATGAACTTCTTCCATTCTATTGCAGACTTGATGTCCCAACCACGGCGACCAATGGATTGTAATACGGATTCGATGTACTTCACCTTTTCCTTGAGGTAGTATACACGGGCTTCCAACCTTAGTAGATCCTTGTCAGATTCAAGGTAAACATCGATGTCTGTTCTGAGGATCTTCAGGCCAAAAGGTTGCCATCCCTTTTCATCAAGCGTCTCTTGATCCAACTTGCCAAGGTAATATTCCCACTTGAGTCTACGAAGTTCCTTCTGCTCAATCGTGGCCTTGTGTAGAACAAGAGACTCATCGTGCAGTATGTTCAGATACTTGCTGTGTAGTTGTGGTGTCTTGAGAGATTCAAGGTCGAGATTGAGGTCATCAATCTCCATGTCCTCTGCGACCATCTTCTTGATTGTTTCTATATCCATGGTTAAAGAATATCACAAAATCAAATCAAGTCAAGTCACATCTTCAAGTTCAAATGAATGGAATGTGAATGTTGCGCTGACTTGTACTGGCTCTGGTTCGTTTAGGGCAACATTTAGATCAAATCCATCTATACTGACAGGAAATACTTGCTTGAAAACAAATCTCTTATTAGGATTCTTTGCACTATTCAGCATGTGTACTGTGGCATCTGAATAATAGTTGTTCTCATTTGCAAGAATAGATTCAAAATCTTCGAAAGGGACAATGCCTTTCATCCATCGATATACCTCATACCAGTTCGCAAAATCTTCATCAACTTCAAATGTGACTCGCAACTGATCAAACTGAACAGATGACCCAGGCACATGATGTGTTAGCAGTCTATTCGGTATGCTTATCTCACCAACCGAAATTGATGGTATATTTACCGATGTACACCAGAAGGTGACATTTGGGAGTCTTGTGAAAGACAACTTAAAGTTTGTATTCTGATATGCATTTACATTTGTCGGCTGACGAAGAAGTGCATTGTAACTAGTGCCTTCTTCGTTTATGGCAGCGGCATTTATCAATGATGAATCGTATTCGTCGCTCATGCCTATATGTATCCTTAAAAAAGAAATCGGGGGGATTTCTCCCCCCGACCTCTACTGATTATTTTCAGTCAACTATCAGGACTGTGAAACTACACCCTGAACGCCATGGAGGTTGTCCACGCGGAAGATGCGGTAGTACTGATTTGCGCGATAGTTGCTAGAAACTGCAACATTGGTTGTGTTGACGAATGGATTGACTGCCATGCCGTAACGGGTCTTGAAACCAATCTTTGGCTGGAAGGTCGCATCGTTGATTGCACGAACCATCTGTAGTGGGATGTATGGGCAGTAGAAGAGTCCTGCATCATATGGCGAGGTTCCCTTGTATCCGACGCAGACGAAGTCGCGAGCGTTTGCGCTGATACCAACTGAGGAGTAAGGATCAACATAGACCTTGATCTTACCATTGAGAACACCGACGAAGGTGTTGCCCGTGTCATCAACATCAAGGTTAACATTGAGTGCTGGGCTGATGTTAAGGAATCCACCCATTGCGAGGGCTGATGCAACATCCGCAGAGCAGATGATGAAGTTGCCCTTACCACGGCGGGTATCCTTAGCGATCACATTGGCTTCGCGCTCAATTTGGAACATGAGGCCGCGGAACTTCTCAGCAGACCAACGACCGTCTGAGTCGCGGATTAGGTCATAGACACCACCTGGAGCAGCAAGACCAGTGCTTTGAGATGGATTTGATGCGCCTGGAACGAACGAGTAAGTGCTTCCAGAGGTCTTGTAGAAAAGATCGCTGTGCTGTGCGCCGAGTTTGGCTGTGGTGTAGATCGAACGAACGACTTCGCGGTTGATTTCAGCAAGGATTTCGGTGCTGAGAATGTTGGCGAGTTCTGTCTCAGCGTCGAGGCCATGGATAGCCTTGAGGTCTTGAGCGAGTTCGATTGTATACTCTGCCTTGAGTGCGCGAGTCTTTGCAGTGACTGATGCACGATCAATCGTGAATGCCATGGTGTTGAAGTCGCCATTTGCTCCACCTTCACCAAGACCTTCACCGAGTTCGCGGGACATTCCGCTAGATGGTTCCCAACCAGAGGCACCCGAAATGGCAGAACCAGTGGTTCCGAGAATACCATAAAGTGGATCACCAACAAATGTTGATTCGGCAGTGCCGCCACCAGCAGACGAAGCAGATCCCGAAACACCCGAGAACTTAGTGAATGCTTCATTGAAGAGGGCTTCTGATCCACTGCGGTTGACATAAGTGGACTTCATTGCGAAGATGAGTCCAGTTGGCGAGGTCATTGGCTGAACTGATGCAACATCGTATGCCATGAGGTTTGGCATTGCGCGGCGAACGAGCGAGATGAGGATTGGATCATATCCTGCAAGACCAGATCCAGTTGCATAATCAAGACCCGCTGCTCCGATTGCACTTGCTGGTGCTGCTGCTTCGCGAAGTGCTTGCTCTTGGTTCTCCAAGAGGATTGCCGTGACTGCACGGCGGTAGTTGTCCTTGATTGGCGAGAGGCTGTTATGTTCCATAACTGGCTCCCACTTGCGCTCAAGTTGTTCGACTAGTGTGAAAGTACCCATTTCTATTCTCCTTGATTTGACAGGGATTACCTGTTCTTTAGACCTTTGCGTGACAATGCAGATGTGTAGTGCTGCATGATTGGATTGATTGGTGCTGTTTCTTCTGCGAGTTCCTGCTCCTCGTCGCCTGAGTCGAGGACTACTTCCTCAATAAGATTCTCGGTGACAGGTGCTGGTGCCTTTACGCGACGAGCATTGCCGAAGTATGATTCCTTGAGGACTGCCAACTTGTCTTCAAACATATCCTCTGAGTCGAACTCAATACCCTCTGCGAGAGTGCGGAGTTTCTCAACTTGGGTGTCTGCAAGACCGTCGCAATATGATTCAAAGATATCGTCGCAGCGGAGAGCAAGGATTTCCTTACGGAGTTCCATGTTCTCGTTGACTTGATTGTTTACTTCGTCGCGGAGTTCTTCGTTCTCATCGGAGAGTTCATCCATGAGATCAACCTTCTCTTCAGGAACCTGAATGAAGTTCTCTTCGAAGATACCCTTCATGCCGTTGAGGAAGTTCTCTGCGATCTCTACCTTGATACCGCTTTCAAGAACGAGACGATTTTCTTCGACCCATTCTTCAGCGATGTAGGAGATATAGTCATTGACGCGGCTTGAGAGTTCATCAAGAATCTTCTCGGTGTTCTCAGCGATAGTCTGCTCATATGCCTCTTCAAGGCGAGTAACGATTGCGTCGTAACGCTCGTTGATTGCTGCCTCAAATACTGCAATCGCCTTGTTCTTGAAGTCTTCGGAGAGATCCTCGCCTTCGAACATTGCACCGATATGCTCCTGCATGGTGAAGTCCGAACGATCTGGAATCTTTGCCTTGCCCTTGAATGGAACCTTGGAGGCAATGGTTGCCTTGTTCTGAGCAGACTTGTCTTCTGGCTCGGGGAACCTCTTGGTCTTGCCACCGCCGAAGTCAGTATTGGTGTCGCTTGTTGCAACCACCTCGTACTCCTCAGAGACATCTTCCTCGTCCTCGTCTTCTTCGTCTTCATCGATGAAGTCGTCTTCATCAAATTCTTCTTCGCCATCTTCAACGAGTTCATCGTCGGTTGGCTCTTCATCATCGATGGTATCGTCCTCATCAACATCGTTGTCAATGTCTTCAAGGATCTCTTCTTCTTCGTAGAACTCTTCTGGCTGAGGCATTAGAAATCTCCTTTATCTTCCCTTATGTATAAAAATCAGAGTTTTGATAAGAAGTCCTTGAAGACTTCCAACTTTGCTTCTTCTAGTTCGCGTGAACTGGCTTTTGTGATGGTCTTCTTGTATGAGGCAATAGCCTTCTCCTGAAGAATACCATTGTTCCAGACCCACTCCTTGCCTTCCATGATGCCATTGACAAAGGCATTTGGGGCTGATGGATCTGCAACGATGTCTACTGTTGCAAGACTAAAATCGTCCTGAACCTCGTTCACGCCGTTTACTTGCTTTAAAGAACCCATTCCACGGGATGAAACGCCAAGGCGCACACCCTCATCAATGAGGTTCTTAACAATGTTTCCGAATGGTGTATCAAGAATCTTTGCCTTTCCATAAACGACAGTTCCATCCATATTCATCTCCTTGATGATATGGGAAACTCTGTCGAGGTTTAGGCTTGGTCCCTGTGGGTGGCCTAGTTCGCCAAGCGAACGGCTGCTCTTGATGTAGTTGTCGTTGTACTTACCAACCTCACGCTCCATGATGGATTGTGGGTAGATTCGACCATTCTTGTTAATCTGCTCGGATTCCATGAACACACCACGAATGTAGTAGTTCTTCTTTCCGTTGCCAGCATCTTCAGCAATGGTCTGAATGTTTGTTTCGTTGTGTTCTGTGATTAGTAGCATAGAAAATCCTTAGCGGTACATGCCCTTGTTCTTGGTCTTTGCTGCCTGTTGTGGTGAGAGTTTACCAGACTTGACTGCGGCATTGATGCGTGAACCAAGGACTTCATCCTTTGGAGATTCAATCGTGCCGTCCTTATCATAATCCTTACCTTCCTCAAGTTCATCGAAAAGGTTCATTCCAACTTCAGCCTTTACATCATCAATGTGATCGGCAACGGTGGAGAAAAGAAGGCCATTTGTGATTTCTTTGGCAGAGACGAAATCTTCGTCCATGATTGCCCTGATGAGTTCTCTTGAATCGGACATTTTATTATCTCCTGATTTGATTATCTATTATTTCTTGGAGTTTGGTTGTTCTTGGGGCTGTGGCATTTGTGCTTGCATCTGCATTTGAGCCTGTTGCTGTTGCAACTGCTGCTGCATCTGTATATCACCAGTCATCTGCTGAGTGGTGACTTGGGTCGCTATCTGCGTTGGAATGGCAGTATCGGGATTCTCTTGCTTCTCTTGCTCGACTTCCTGCGTGATATCCGCGATTTCTTCCTCAGAAAGACGCAGAATATGCTTCTGAACATAAGCCTTAGAGAAGTACTTGCCGAGATATGGATCTGCACTATTGACGAGATTCAGTCTGTTTGTTAGGATCTCGTTCTCCTTTGCTTCCGTGAAGTATGAATCCTTGCGGAAGTCGAAGCGAATCATGGGCTGAATGTATTCCCAATCTTCCTTCGTGATGACTCCTTTGAGAAGCAACTGAGTCTTCATGATGTCCATGAATAGTTCACCGAACTTCTTGCGAAGTCTTTCGATGAATCTGAAGAACTTGAGTTCGTCGCGGGTGATTTCTGCCTGACGGCCCATATTGAAGCCGTTCTGATCAGTCTCAAGTCTTGATGTGGGAACATTCAATGACTTGTATAGTTTCTTCTGAAAGTACAGGACATCGTCCATCTGTCCAAGATTCTGTCCACCTGGTAGCGTTGAGACTTCGGTTCCCTTGCCACCTTCGCGGCGAGGCATCCAAAAGTCCTCAAGCATTGTCATGTGCCTACGCTCGTCCTTGAGTTCTCCAGTCGATGCATCATAAACCAACTTATTGCGATAGCGGTTCATGATGTCCTTGAGATACTGCTCGGCCTTGTTCTTTGGAAGATTGCCGACATCGATGTAGAAAACTCTTCGCTCTGGAGCGCGAGACAACCGATAGATCACAACGGCATCCTCGACCATCTTCAACTGATTGAGTGGCTTGAGTGCCTTGTGAACATAGGATAGGACGCGCTTCTTACCTGAATCAAACAAACCGCTGTGTGTGTAACAGATCGAATCTGTGGCAATCTTCACACCCTTGGTTGGTGTGGCGGGAGTGAATGCCGCAGTGGTTGTGGATGTTTCCTCGCGCTCGCTGTAGACAAAGAACTCGTCAACCTTTGTGACAAGATCAGCATTGGTTGCCTTGTCCTTCTTCTTCTGAACATTTCGAACCTTCCTGATGTGGGTTGATTCGATTGGACGAAGTTCGACAAGACCCTTCTTTGGGTTTTCCTTGTCTATGATCTTGTGATAATAGAGTCTTCCGTCAATGTACCACTTTCGAAAGATTTCGTATCCTTTATCTTGAAACTTCAGCAGACGAAGGATCTCATCAAACTCTTCTTGGATCTTTGCCTTAATCTTTGGAGAAAGTTTCCTGTCATCAACAACGATCTCGACTGGCCTCTTTGTGTCATCGTAGACGATTGCTTCGTTGCAGATGTCATCGATTGCCATTTCAACTTCAGGATACAGGGCCATTTCCCTGTACTTGCGAATCATGTCGGCTGTTGACTTGATTCCCCCATCGAAATCCATGTAGGAACTAAAGTATACACCAGACGAAATAGGCATAGCCCCGTCCTCAAGATCAGGAGGGGCAAATGATGCATTTGCCTTAATCTCTTCCTGCTCAAGTTTCGGGGCTGTCCTATCGCCTGATCTACCCAGGCTCCATCCAAAAAGTTCAAAAGCCATTCACGATCTCCAAATACTAAAGATTAACCACCTGGGGTGAAGTTGTTCAAGCCAGGTAGCGGTTGTGCGTCTGGCGTTCCGACATTAGATGTGAAGTAAGAGTATGCAAGAGTGACGCTGAACTCTTCAATCTGATCTGTTGCTTCATATGAAAGATCGATTGGAGAGATGTCAGTTGGGAAGCATCCAACCAAAGTATATGCCTTGATTGGCTTTCCTGCACGATCCAACTGATTTACAGTCCAATCTGTGAAGACTGGACCAGCGAAGTTGATGAACTCGTTGGTAGCAACATTTGTCTGCATCGACTGAATGCTGTTGACCCAAAGTTCAAAAAGATTACGAAGTTGGAACTTATTATCATTGATGAGTGTGATTGTCCAATCACCGAAGACGCGGTCGCCAGGTACCTTGATTCTTCTTCCACGGAATGGAATTTCGATGGTTCCTAACGCAGTACCTGGCAATGATGCGGACTTGACAAGGAACGGAGTGAGTGGGCTTTCCGTTCCACCGATTCTACCCTGAACTTCGAAGAGAGAAGGCTTGACTCCCGCTCCCTGCATTGCATTGGCAAAGTTCTTGATGTTCATTCTTGATGCTCCCTATAGGCTTATTTATTCGATGGTGGTGAGGTTAAAGTCGCTTCTCACTGCAATGAAGTTCAACTGAATGAAGTTGATGGACTTCAATGGCTTGATATAGATGTCTGCAACGAACTGATTCTTATCAATCACTTCAGCAGTATTGTTTGTGTTGTCGCAAACAACCTTGAAATCTGCAATACCCCTTTGTGATTGTACACTTGAGAGGAATGGGATTACTAGATTGCGGAACTGAGAACGGGTGAACTCGTCATTGAATTCGAACAATGAGAACTTAGCCGCCTTAGAAATGGCCTTCTCAAGAGAGATGAACACTCTGCGGACATTGATGCGATCAAAGGCACTTGGTTTGGTTAGAAGAGTCTTGTCACCGAACAATGCTGTACCAGATCCATCATTGAACTGAACGAAGAAGTTAATTCCGTTCTTATAAAGTTCGTCGCGATCAGGCTTGGAGAAGTTTGTCTCCAACTTGATGGCATTGCGGATGATTCCTCTTGCAAATCCCGCTGGCGATTCCCAAGGAATCTCTTGTGCGGAGAGTATTCCAGCAAGATCTGATGATAGAGACATTCTACGCAACTGATTATTGAATGTATCAAAGTAGATCTTTCTACCAGCAACAAGCATTGTGTACGAGTTGGAAGGAACTGTTAGATTGGTCTTCCTGAATCCAATGGCATTTGCTGTTGCTTGTGCAGAATGTTGAGTTGTGCTTGCTGGCTTTGGTGTTGGAATGACAAGGATGGTATCCTTGCGTGGTTCAATCACCGTATCATAGACGATAGATTCTACTGTTGTTGCTGCGCTTGATGTATCAGTTGCAACTGATGATTCTGGTACAAAGATAATATCAACTGCCGAATCATCATCAGCAAAGATTGAATATGCATTGCTATACTCAGCGATTGTTGGAGTTGATGCGCTTGATTCACCAAAATAAAGTTGGGATTCATAGAATCCCTTCCTTGTGTAGGTTGTGCCACCAGGTACATCAACATAAGAATAGAAGATTTCACCGAATGCGGTGGTTGCATCCGATGATGCATTGCCACCACCACTCAAACCAAACGGCTTGGTACAGTAAACAAATTTAGAGTTATTATTGATGTAGTCTTTATAGTAGATTGACTCACCATCAAGATTCTTTGCATCCTTTGCCTTTGATAGAAGTTGGAATCTTTCAAGAAGTCCATTCTTTGGACCAAACTTTCCACCCGTATCAATAACTGCAAAACTTACTTCATCATTTGAACCACCAACACTAAGAGCGAATTCTGATGTATTTGGTATCTTATCAAAGATCGCGGTTGATGATGTAAAATCTGCAACAGTTGATGTTGTCTGTGAGTTTACAACTGATGTCTTTCCAAACTGCTTCATACCGAATGCAAAGTCTCTTTGGATACCAGTAAGACCACCAACTGTATCAAAGGTAAGACCTATTGCTTGTTGAGTTCCACTGACTGTCTGAACAAATGTGATTCCACCAGTCAACCCAACAAGAAGATTCCAACCCTTTATAGAAGTAGATGGAGTCCCCGATACTGTGTTGAATATCTTGGAGGCTATAGTTGACCATGTGGATCTGTAGGTAACAAATAGATTTGTGCTATCTGTTCCTGTATAGATCAAAGAACCAAAGTTTGATGGAATACCAGATGTTTGGAAGTTCTTGAACGCGGCTGGATTTGGTGCTTTTGCGGTTGCTGATGGATTTGCAAATCCAGAGTTCATATTTGTTGAATCTGCATTCAAGAATAACAGATCAACAGCCGCACTATTTACAGAATTTACTTTTGCGAATATATTTTTCGAAGGATTCGTTGATGGGTTGAATGTATTGAATGGATTGAACGCTTTGCCTATGGTTGCTGTTGCATCCTCAAGAACATAATAATTTCCATTATTTCCATCGGGAATGCTACCAGAACTAGTCAAAGAAAGATTGCTTGAAGTTGTTCCTGTTGCATAGAAGAACTTGATTCCTTCTGCGTTTGATAGAGAATCTATAAACTGTGCTGTAGTTTGACTCGTTGGCGGGACAACCGTGACAAGAGTGTATTGATGCGATCCACTTGTAAATCCCAAAGAAACAAGACCATCAACATCAGGCATATCAAGCCCAATAGTAAAAGGATTTCTTTTTACCTCAAATGTATATCCGATAGTACCCGTGCTTATACCAGCCATTGTTGCTAGTGCGTATCCGCCAAACAATGTATAATCTGTGTATGCCGTGGTTGTTGTGTTTATTATACCATTTTCACTTGTAGCACCATCCCAAACAATGACCTTAAGTGAGTCTCCAAAGTTTCCTGGATATCTACCGCGGAAGTGTGCAATGGATTCGATGCCATCTTGTCCAGAAAATCCTCCCAATAGTGCAAACTCTGCCTCATTCTTGATGCTACCATGAGTACAGTTTGCAATACTTGTTATTCCCGCTTCCTTAGAGGTAGAGTTCTTATCCCCACTCTGAAGGATTCTAATGGCCTTTAGATTATTTGAATAACGAAGGAAATTTGCACCCGCAAAGAAATCTGCCTCACTGTCAACATCAGAAGGATCAAGGGTTGGCTTTCCATAAAGGGCAGCAAGATTGCTTTCCGATGTGACTCGATTTGCAATCAAACATGGACCCCAATTGAATGTTCCCACCATACCAGCACTGTTGAGAGACTCTGGCTGAATGAACTGAGAAAGATCGATCTCCGAAACTTTAACGCCTGGGCTTAGTTGTGTTGGGATTGGACTAGCCATTTTCTCTCCTGTTAGATGATCTCAGTAAAGGTGCTATCTGTTCTTGTTGCAATGAAGTTCAACTGAATGAAGTTGATAGACCGCGCTGGCTTAATGTAAATGTCTGCCACGAACTGATTGCGGTCGATGACTTCTCCAGTGTTATTGGTTTCATCACAAATCACTCTGAAGTCGGTGATACCTCTTTGTGCCTGAACATTACGGAGATATGGAATGGTAAGGTTCCTGAACTGTGAGCGAGTAAACTCATCATTGAATTCGAACAATGAGTATTTAGCGGCTGTGGAGATTGCTTTTTCAAGGGTGATGAAAAGCCGCCTGACATTGATGCGGTCAAATGCACTTGGCTTCTTCAACATGGTCTTGTCGCCAAAGAGGATGGTTCCCTCTCCGCTGAATGTAGCAACTGGATTTACATTTGCGACATAGAGAAGATCTCTTGCTGCTTGGTCTGGATTGAATGCCAACTTGATGACATTCTTGACTGTTCCTCTGTTTAGACCCGCTGGAGAAAACCAAGATTGTGTTGCAAACTCTGCACGGGCGCAAATACCAGCAATGTCAGCATTGAGCGGAACATAGCGGAACATGTCATTGTACTTGTCGTAGATATATTTCCAACCGCTATCCATCACGACATAGGAGGAATTGATTCCGTATGTTGTGTTTCTTGTGGTAAGAATGTTATTTGTTGCGACTGATTGTGTCTTGTTTAGAACATCTGTAAGAAGTGGAGACACAAACAACACGCAATCCTTGCGTTCATTTACAAGATCAGATAGCAACTTTACTGTGGTTGCATCAGATCGACCAGAGATAAGAAGAGAAATATCAACATTGTCTCGGTCGATGAACTTGCTGTATCCCTTAGTGTAGATATTTGCTGTCGATGAAGCAGCACCAGTGCCTCCGCTAAGGCTATAGCGAGAAACCTTGGCAGCAGCATATCCACCGCTGATATCAGAGAATGTGGTTGTAAGATCTTGTGGAACAGATGCTCCCCAAAGTGTCTCAAGATTACCAGCCCAAATGTAGTTCGACTGTGAGTTGATCACCGACGAAACATAGTTTGGTGCGCCGTCATTGTCCCGAGCATCATATGCCTTGGAGACATTTTGGAATGTCTCAAGAATCGTACCCTTGGTTCCCGTGAATAGACCATCTTCGTCAATGACTACGACATTGAGTTCGTCATTAGAGCCACCCTTTGCGGAGGCTTGTGTGCTTGTTTCGGCTGTGAGTTGGAATAGATCGGCATACTTACTGCGGAACTTGACATCCGCACTTAGACCGATGACGCTTGCAACATATGTCTTTGTTGTGACCGTGTTTCCCGCTGCCGAATCGACAAGGAATGTCTGAGAGAACTGATTTGTCTGATAGATCAACTTGTCATTTTCTTCAAGAGTTCCGCCAAGAACTGTTGAGAATCTGATGGTATTTGTTCCGATTGTTGCTGTTGCTCCAACCACAACAGAAGCCTCACCATTGCCGTCTAGAACCACGACTTTGAGTGAATTTCCCAAAACACCAGGATAACGAGCATAGAAGGAAGCAGTTAGACCAGATGCGGCCTCACCACCAAGAACATCCTCATTTACATACTGCAAGCCCGTAAAGCCAGAGGAGTTTGCATTTGTTTCATCAGATCCAACAGCACGAACAATCCGAAGGTCACGACCATACTGAAGGAAGTTTGCTGCACAGTGAAAATCTATTCCGTTTTCATCCCTTAAGGGCTTTCCAAAGATACGGACTAGATCGTCTTCTGAAGTTACGGTTACTATTTTTTCTGCTGGACCCCATTGAAAGACTCCCGCGATGGCACCAGTGGCAGTTGCCACATTTGGAACAATCGTCGTAAGATCAATTTCCGAATAATTCACACCAGGGCTAAGTTGTACAGGTATTCTGCTCATTTGGTTCTCCCGATGATTCTACAATGTATGTAGGATTTTTGGTATTTGAATCAGTACCAAGAATTCATTCGAGAATCTCTGTCCTTGAACCACACAGAACCATCTTCGCTTCGCTCAGGGGTAGAATCGTCAACTCCATCATCGATGAAGCCAAAAGGCGTCATCTCCTCCTCAAGTTTCGTGATCGTGTCCTGATATATGTCTTTCCTGATATCCATGGAGGAAAGATCCTTGAAGTATGGTTGGGTGGATAGCCACCCAAATAGAACCAAGGTCATCACAAGATCGTCATTGTAACCAACCTCTGCCTCAAAAGAGTTCTTCTTGGAGATGAAGGCAAATAGTTCCTTGATGACATCGAAATCCTGTATCTGTAGCCTATCAGATTCAATCAGAGACTTGAGGATGGAACACCCCGTGCGCTTTACCACCTCAGTTGTCCTGACTCCAAACTGACTTGTACCCGATCCAAAGCCACCGTCGAGAACCTGACCCTTTCGGCCACGCATGGTCGAGGACAATAGATTCTCATATTCCATCTCGCCATGGAGGATGTCTGCCACTTGACCACCCATGTCGTTGATCTCCACAAGCACATGGCAGTTGTTGTACTGCTTGGCTGCAACATGGATGGCATTTGGAAAGACCATGGGTGACATGGTATTGTTCCTGAAGGTAGCCACCAACTTATAAGGTGCTGTAGTTATGTCCACTACGGTGAATGCTGAGTAGTCATTTCCTGTTCCGCGAGAGACATCGACGCACATGACATAGATGTGCTTCTCCTCTGGTTTGCTATAAACCTTAAATCCTTCCCCATTCTTGAATACTGGATCGACATAAGCCAGGGTCTTCAACTTGGATGGAGAAATAAGTGTATGGATGGAGCCTACAAAGTCGCAATCAAATTCTGTCCTAAACTGCTCCTCTGAAGTATTGGCAATCGTCTCTTCCTTCCACTTCTCGTCTCGGCCAGGTACATCCGACCAGTGAACATCGATTGGAATGTAAGAGTTTCTATTGTTCGTAGCATCCGTCCACAACTTGTAGTATAGATTCATTCCGTGGGGAGTTGAAACTATGAATACTTTGGTTTCCTGACCCGATGAGATGGTGGGATATACCGACGAGAAGAACTCTTCCGCCACATTCTGAGGAACATATGCAAACTCGTCAAGGAAGATCATGTTGAACGATCCACCACGAACCGCGCTTGAGGAAGTTGCCGATGCTAGAACCTTTGAGCCATTCTCAAGTTGTATGGAACCCTTATTCCATTCCAATACACCCTGCTGCAACCACTTCGGTAGATACTCATACGCCAGTTTGAGGCGGGATAGGAGTTCCCGTGCAGTACTCAACTTGTTGGCAAGGATCGCCACATTGACGCTTTGGTTGAAGAGAACATAGTGCAAGATATATGCCGTAACAGTGGTAGACTTTCCACTCTGTCTCGGAAGTTTGGCAATGACGAACCTATTGCTATGAACGGTTCTTACCATCTCTTCCTGAAAGTCGTATAGTTCAAATGGAACAAGACCCTTGTCGAGACTGATGATCTTGACATAGTTCTGTATGAAATAGATTGGATCTCTAGCGCACTTGGCATACTCCTCAAGTTGCTGCTGAGTCCATTCGTGTCTGACATCCGATGCCTTTAGGTTCGGATTGCCAAGATAGTTCTTTGTATTCTTAGTTTCCGCCATCTTCTATGATTTTCTTTGAAGAATCCAGAATCACATCTGTCTCTTTGAGTGCCTTTGCGAAACTTCTCTTTGGATTTATGAGTTCTTGTAGTTCTTTCGTAGAACCAAGGAATATGGCATTTGTGGTATTGTTGACCGTCTTCTGCTCGTACTTGTCTTCCTTGATGGTCTTCATGCGCTGATGCAGTTCAACAAGATCCTTGTTTGTCTCTGCCACGGCTTTGATCATCTGTGCGACTACCTCGTAAGCGCGGGGAGAATCACCCTCGCTTGCCACCTTCAACACACCATCGATGGCTTGAAACCCAAGACCAACAAGTTCCTTGAGGTTCTGTCGCGCCTTTTGAAAGTCTTTTTCAGCATCGTCCATGTCAACGATTGCTTCTATTGCTTGTGGTGGTTTTGCCACAATGGCTTTTGGTTCGGGATCCATATTGAGGATCTCCGATAGATTTTCATCCATCTTGCTCATGATAAAATCACCTTCCTACGAACTGATCCGTAGATCTATACTCCGCTAGAGTAGTTATCTTATTATCTGAGAAATATTCAGACGCAGCGACTAACTGCTCCTTTGTTAGTTCGAAATATGCATCTCTCATTATTGAATATGCAACATTTATATTGTTGTTTGTTGTTGTCTGCCATCTATCTCGTAGATTTGTGTTTTTATAAAGTATTGATTCTTCATTTAGAGGAACCGCATACCACAGAAATTCACCATTGAAACCATAGGGTATCTTTGTATTACCACCCGTCAGACCAGTGTTTGATTCAAATACTCTATAATCACTAAATCTACCAGATCTAAATGTGTTTAGATAGTTAGAGTGATCTGCTTCAGCAGCAGTAAGCCCAAAATCAAAAAGTTGTTCTGAAAATGTCATCTGAAATTGCAGTTGCTGTAGATTAAAGAAATATGTCTCCAATCCACGAATGAATGCTGTGATCGGATCAGAACCAGATATACCGCGATTAGTCACAACTTTTGTATACTCATCGCTCCCTCTTGCAATATTTCCAAGATAGAAACCTTGATATAGTAAATTATCAACATCGTTCTTCATGATGAATCCATTTGCTGGAACAACACTATTGAACAGTGGTTTTACTAAGTATTCAACAAAATCTTCTGGTCTATAGGGGACTGACCCGCCGCGAGTAAGATCATAATCTTCATTTCTACCAGAGAGAACGGGCATGATTCTGTAGTTGAACTTGCCGCGCTCATCAAGGAGGAGTTTCCACATCTTCAATGCTGAATGAATACTTGCCTTCATCGACTCCTTAAGGTTATACAGTCTTTCAGCGGTATTACCACCAAAGTCTTGGTGAATGGTGCAATCTCTTCTTGAAGTGTGATTTCTTGTTATGCTATTCTGATAAGAACCCTTCAACTGCATTGGAATATATGGATTGAAGCGGGGATTAAAATCCATGGCAAAGAAATTCATATCCTTATAACCACCATATTGCAACTGTTCTGCATAGATGTCATAGTAGTATGAATCAAGGAAATTCATCGTTGTTCCAAGTGGACCTCTAGGACCATTGTTGTCTGTAAACAACTTTAGAATATTTGCTGGAACAAGTTTTGATGCTTCATATGTGTTTGAGGCAGCAGTTGTAGAACCACCAAGCATAAAATATTCGGGATAGAAAGATGAGTTTCCTGTGAGAGACTTGTGGTAAGAGTTCCAGCCCGAAGAACCACCAGAACCACCGAATGATGTCGCACCAGTTGATCCAAGATAGTTGTATGTTGATGGTGGTGGGTAGAAAGTAACACCCGCTATCCTGTTGAGATAAAACGATGCACCAACGCTTGCATATGGTCCCGTGGCATCGGTCGCTGTTCCTGGCGTTGGTATTTTTGCCGACCAGCCAAACACGGATGTAGTGTATGGATAGTTGTACTGACCAGTATTAAGATCAGTTGCCGTTGTTCTATATCTTCTCGGATAAGTCTTCACTTCAGAGAAGAATCTTTCATTGAAACTCTTGGCAAGATTGAAGCCATCAAGATTGATGTACGAACCAGTTTTACCAGAGGAACGAACTAATTCAACATTCCACCCAGGATTTGCAGAGTTTCCTGCATACTGAGAAATAATATTAGTTGCTGTATCCGTATAGTCATTGTCAGAATATTTGATGAACTGATAGTGAGGCTCAAATGAAGTCAATATGCCAGAGAATGTAATTCCTCTATCCAACAGTATTGCAAGATTTCTTCTTGTTGAGAAGAAAATATCAGGCGTGAAATACATGGATTTCACTGATTGTGTTATACCATTGCTTGCAGACAATCCAAAATATAGAGGTGAGTCTAATGTTCCTGTTGGTAGGTTATTTGTGTGGGTCAATCCAAGAATAGAGGGACTGAACATTAACTGAAATGGTGTTATTACACCGCCGAAGTTCACAAGTGTATAGGTTCCTGCCGATGCACCTTTAAGAGTAACTCCAGTAAATGCTGTGACACCATAGGGCTGATTTGCACCAGTTATGCTATAGAACTGAGGATATTGTAGAAGTATGTTCGTGTTATCTTGCAGAGAGTTGAATGCGCCATAGGAGTTGGTTCCTGTGATAATTCCATACTCCGAACTCTCAAGTTGATCCATGTCATAGACCATCTTGTGTTTCAATGATAGCATCTGCGTTACACCAGCGGTAAATCTGGCGTACTCATATGTCAATCCGTCATCCGCTGCCGATATTCCTTGAGCAAAGATTGTTACATCTTCAGTTGGTGCAAGATATGGAATAACATCTCTACTAAAGAATATTACTGGAGTTATTTCTTTCTGCTCGACCGTGATGCGAATTTTTTTGATTGTATTAGCCGTTGTCAAATCAGCAGACTCAGTAGCCACAGTTATGATGCGGTACTGATCAAGGAATCCGTCTAGGTTTCTCTCTGCTGTTGATGGCATTATTCGTCCGTTAGTTCTCTGAATGTAAGGTCGATTTCTCTAATGAGTCCAGACTGTCTGATTGGTCCGAAGATGTATGACTTGGTTTGAAAAATCAAAGAATGCGTTATGAGTCTTCTATCATTTAGATCACCCTCATAATCCTCAACTGTATTGACTGATGACAGTATAACTGGCACATCAACTCTTCTATCTAGTTCTGTGAAATTCATGCTGATAGTGAAGTCTGGTGTGAAGTATGGCAGTATCTGTTCTATGATCTGATATCCATCATCTATGTTACGATTCATTATATTGAGAGTAAACTCAATGTTGTATGGAACCTCGCTATAAGCATATGAGATTGTTCCGTCTGTTTCGTCTCTGGCAGAATAAACCTTGTTAAGACTATTCAATTTTCTATTTGTGTCGTATACCATCGATGATATCTCAAACGACATTCGTGGCAATATATTTTCAAAACTGCTTCTGGCTGGATCAGCCTCATCAAGTTCCTTAATCTTTCGGACAAACTTTTCTTTTGGTCCATATGATATCGGGACTTTGATTTTCTTCAGTTCAGTTCCAGCAGAGTCTTTGCGGGAGATGTATATCTCGTTGAATAGCGAGCCAAAAGCCACTACAAGTTTTCTTATACTACCATGGTAGAAGTATCGAAACATCAGTAGTTGCCCTCTGAGAATGGATCCTTATCGGTGAAATCAATGATGTCTAGAGTTGCTCTTTCTTTCTCTAGTTCATCCCCATCATCATTGTTAGCATTCACAAACTTCTTTTCAGTAGTAACAAGAGAATCATATGAAGCAAATGCGTTTGATTTTTCTCCGCGTATGAATACAAGAGAAGATGGAGTTCCTGTTTCCGTGTGAACTTGAATTGCATTAGTGAGAGCGTTGAAGTTCAATATCGTTGCAGACCAAGAAGAACTTCCGAGACAGATTCCTTGATATATCTTCTCACCCTCAAAGAAGGCACCACACACTCCACTGATTGTGAATTCTCTGACATCTGTGAGAATGTTCTGTTCAATGTCATCAACTTCCTTGATCTCAGTATCAATCTGCTCACCAGAGTAGCGGAAGAGTTCGCAGGAAATCTCGTAGGCAAAGAATGAATTTCTTGATCCAACATACTTAACTTCATAGATTCCGCCATACTCAGGAAAGTAGATTAGATCGCCTTCCTGTGGCTTGGTATCGGTGCCATACTTGGCGGCTTCTTCGCTAAATCTCTTTTTGGAAACCATTAGAGTCACGGAATCCTGAAGATTGATTCCGAATTTATCCATGATCTTATTCTGCGTTTCAAAGAACTCGTAGTTTGAAACAAACATCTCTATCTGAAAACTACGATCAAACTTTGATATGGTATCTTCACCAAACAGATTGTCTAGATTCTGAAACTTGCGAAAGATATAATGGACATCGAAGCCATAGATCTTTATCTGCTCGACCACAAGTTGTTCGAACAAATCTGACTCGCGTGATGATACCTTAAAGTAGTTGTTGCGAGCCATTTATCCCACCATGAAATCTGTTGGAAGTTCGTACTTGCTTTGGACCGTGTCTTCAATCTGAGTCAACTCTGTCATGGAATCATTGTACATGCTACGAGAATCAAACTGCATTCCGCCTGGTAGAGCGATGTTGGAGAATTTGCTTAGGTTGGAAGCCCATTGTCTCTTGATGAGTGCCGTGACATACTTCTTGAGGAGTATGTCGTTGTATATCTCTGGATAAGTCTCTGGATTCAATGCCACATAGGCTTGCACCATCAACTTATCACCAACTCCAAAAGTCTCTGACCAATCTGTATTGATCTTCAACTTGTTGGTAACACGGCTGAATCCAACACTCTTCTCTGGACTTAGGAACTGCTGTAAAAGAGAAAGATATTGCTTGGTTGTATCGTAATAAGATAGATTGGATGTACCCGTTAGAAAGCCGTTGAAATAGTCATTCAACATCAGTTGATACTGAACACTGAACATGCCGCTTTGTACGGCTTGATCTACGATGAATACTTTAGTGATGCTTATGATGTTTCCACCAGATGAACCAGCCGAGATATTGTTGGTGTTGATGTACTTGTTATCAATATCTGTTTGTGTTATGACATATGGGAGATATGCCTCTTCGACACCATCAAAATGGTACTCAGAGAAAAACTGCAATGCATCGTCTATACGATCCTCTACTTGAGCATCATCGACATTGATCTCAATAACGGGAAATCCGAGCCTTCTTAGAGCATAGTCCTTGAGTTCTTCTCTTGTGGTTACTGCCATGTCTATCTCCCTTTGTTACGAAGATTCTCAAGGTGTCTTTCGTCTATTTCTCTTTGTGCCTTAGCCATTCTAATTCCAACAACATTGGATACTATCTTTTTCATGGTTTGATCTAGTGATTCAACTGCCCACTGATTTCGTCCATCGGATTTGAAATGTCTTCTGCCATCATAATAATGAATCAGACTGTCGGGGACATACTCTGGTACCACGGATCGTATGTCTTGAATCAAGAAAACTTCACCGTCTATAGTTGCTGTATTTTCACATCGTCTAAATGTAGTCATAGTTTAAACTTATATTTCCGAAAGAATGGCATCCTCATTTCCACGCGATTCATATGGACTGCCTGTTGCCTTGGCTCCCTTGCCTGTAGAAACACTCTTCTTGGTTGTTGCTGAATTTATAGAAGAAACAGAATCAAGTTTACTCTGAACAAGTTTGTTGAAGTAATCCAACAGATCAAGTCTAAGATTGTATATCTGTTGTGCATTCAATGTTCTATTGAAGTTAAGACCATCAGTAAAAGAATATGATGAACGGCATATACCAAGTCCAGCAAGTTCACCATTCCTCAAAATGAAAGACAAAGTTTCGGTGTCGAGAGGATTCAAGAACAATGCACTATGATTGAACGATATTCCATAGTAGTTTCCACCGCATGAACCAAACAAGCGTCCAAATGGATTGGTTCCTAGTGATGACTTGGACACATTACCAGAGGATCCTTTGTTTCCAGATGCTCCTTCAATGAAGTAGAATGATTCGATCATTGCTTCATACATGGCATTGTAGCGGTAGTTGGATCTGAATGTTTCTAGAGTAACACCGAGATCAGTAACTGAGTAAATATCAAACACATAATCATAACCATGTACAGTTGATCCTGGTGTTGTTGCATAAGGGAAAACAAGAGGACCATATCCCATAGAGAAACCAGTGTCATCTGTATATCCAGTAGCACCGCTTATTCCATATTGATACCTGTAGATGTCGCGAATGCCGACATCAGCAACTGTTGCTGTGACTGGCGCACCAGAAGGCCCAAGCACTAGATCAGATATTCTAGTGACCACCCCGATCATTCTGTCCTGACTCTCTGCATAGAACGAATCAACATCTTCAAGACCATTGAAGTTCATCACAAAACATATTTCTGAACTTGTGGTGAATCCAGTAAGAGTCGGAACACCTAGAGTATTTCCATAGAATCCATATGCAGTTAGTAGTCCACCAGTAACATCGGTGTCAAATACTCTTAACGAGTCGATGTATCCCGTATATGAGTCTGAACCTAGATGATTATTTCCGATGTAAATTCCGCCAGTATCCGTGTCTTCTGGTATTGTGCTTGCGGTTCCTGTCGTGCTGAACCTCTGAGTTGAGTTGAAATATCCCTTTATAGTATAAGTTATACCAGTTGTTCCTTCTCTAATCAAGGAAACTGCAACATGGTTCCAGTTGTTCAGGCTTATACCAGCAGTATTTACGATATTCTGTGATAGATTATATCCACCAGTTGTGCTTTTTCCCATCCATGCAAACTGTAGGAATCCAGCACCGCTGTCATATCCCAGTTTCCAACTTGCAGATGCACCAGTAAGCCCTTTCTGCATCAATGTAAAATTGTTTGATAGGGATGTTGGATAGAAGAACATTTCAAACCCATAACTTGAGTATGCGGTTCCCGTGTTTCCTTTTCCTATCCTGTTGTGCGGAGCAGTGTTTATCAGATCGGAACGCTTGACGATGTTGGTCACATAAATGCTGCCACCTGTAAGTCCAGAAAGACTTCGTGTAAACTTACCTGATGTTGGACCAAACTTCTTTTGTATTGACGAATGCACGGGCTTGGTTGTTTCGTCAAGTTGATTGTATGTCACCTGTGTCTTGGTGATGTCTTGCTTAACTGCGGTGGCAAAACTGACATATGGAGATGGATTGTCAGTCTTCAGTATTATTTCTGAACGAGGATCATACAATGCGTTTTGATCACTGCCCCTGTTGAGCGGCCTGATATATGAGCCATTCAACTCAAAATCACTGAAGGCATTCACACCCAATTCAAGATTGGCAAGGTATTCTCCCTTTGGCAACAAATCTTCAGAAATGAAAGAATAAACGGCTGGGTTGTTGGCAACATAAGTAAAAGTCGGAACCTCATTGTCCTGAAAGGACTTTGGGTTCACCGCAATCATTTTACCTAGCGAATCAAATGTTACTAGTCTATATGGCATTTACTCTTCCTTTTTATGCTCCGCTTACCAATAGTGCCGATAGGCTGTATCCGCCCGTGAGTCCTGCGGTTGTATATGCACCTGTATTGTCTTCTGGTCTTGAGAAGATTGTGGGAGGTTTAACGGAAACATAGTTGTCCCGATATGCAATCACAGCAAATAGTGCTGGCAAATCGTTGGAAAAATTGGTTGAATTAGAAACAGAATCACCACTAACAATATTTCCATAATCAACCGAGTGTTGAAGTGGTACATATCTATAACTTGCCAGTACATTTGCATTTCCAATTGTAGTTGCATTGGCTGCTGTGGATGGTATTGATGTGCTTTTTTCAGACCACATGAATCTAAGAGAGTTTAGGGAAATCAATCCACCAGACAAACCAGATGGACTTGGTGCTGTTCTTGAGGACAATGAAGTTGAACTATTGTTCATATTAGAATTGCCCCAACTTCCAAAGTGTACTGGTGTTGTTGAGAATGCTGGATCTCCAGATGCCCAGAACACAGTCATGGATTCAAACTCCACGCCCTGATAGGTTGAGGTACCAGTAATATAGATTCCATAGTCAACTGGGAACACCGAGCAGCAATATTGTGTGTTGATGCTAGAAGATGAAGATGCGGTGTAGTTGTATTTGTGTATGGATGATATACAACTCTGTAGTTGCATTGATGATGTTCTGTAAGAACAGAATCCAAAGTTTCCAACATACGAGACGCATGAATTGAGATCAGAACTCGATGTCTTCTGGCATGTAAAAGCACAAAGTCTTGAATATACAGCAACGCTTGCCGTATTCTGCATGGATGAACTATCCGAACAGATGTAAGACGAGCCTATTCCGCTTGCTTCTGAAACTATATCGTAGTCGTATGTGGTTGGCGCAACACCAGACGAAACAACTCCATCGTTGTTTCCGCCGAAGTTTCCTTCTGAACCTGGATCACCAGTGCTTTGACCAGGATCATCTGATCCTCCTCCGCTACTAGAACCCCCGCCGCTACCCTGAAATATTTCTCGTCCTGGCATGTGTTTACCTCAGAGTATTCTTCTCTTTCCTTCAAGGACACCTGTTCTCACGGCAACAGTAAGTAACTTATCTACAGCATCCCATGCAAACACAGTACCTTTGACTTTTCCGTCTCTAGTTTCATATGTTTGACCAGGAATAAATGAATTTTCAGAAAAATCGAGTGTCGAACCGACAGCATCTTTCATTCGTATTTCAATAGTCGATTGACCGCTGAATGCTGAGAAACATCTATTTGTTTCAAGTGCTGATGAGTTGAATGCACAGAATCCATATACAGAGCCAGTGCAAATGCTTCCGTAGGTCTTTACCGCAGAACCATTGTTAGCCAACACTCCATATGAGCAATTGCTGACGGTTACGCGGCCAAGATTACCCGCAGTGCTTCTATCACAATAAACACCAACATGGAAATCTTTTATACCGATGTTGTATAACAGTCCCGCTCCAAGATCAGAAGGCTCGTTGTCTACAGGCTCTCCTAACTTGGATCCAACTGCATGTATTGCAGTCTTATTGCTATAGCCACTTGTTATTCTACTTGAACCACCAAGCAATGAGTAGTACATGGGCATTGCCATGCCATCAAAGAAAATGTTTTGTACTTTCCTGAGTCCACCAGAGCGAATGGAAAGTATTGTGCCTTGTTTTCGGAAAACAGTCGGCAACAACTTTACAGTGACTATGTTTGTATTAATCGATTTCCAGTTGGCAGAAAGTCCAATGCCACCAGTACCAGCAATATTAACTCTGTGTTCGTGATAGTTTGGACCAAAGCGAATGAAGTCATTCATCATGGAGCCAGCGGGACCAGTCCAACTATAGTTGCTTCCGCTCAGACCACCCAAAATATTTGTATACTGAAACGAAGCAGTGTGTCCCTGATTGTTTGGACCAGAAGCACTCAATGCTCCTATCGGAAATGTAAGTCCAGCGAAGTTGCTAGTTGCCCCAATGGGTATTCCACTGCTTGCTGTAGTTCCGTAGTATCCAACGGGAACACTACTGATGTAGTGTCCTCTACCGTTTTGAGATGCAGTAAGAAGCCATGCATTTGATGTTGCCTCGCTTGAGTCAGCGGTTGTTCCACCAAACTGGGCACCATAGTAGGCATTGCCATACATTCTTGCCCATGCGGTATTGCCTGGTGGGATAGGAACAGCAAACCAATCATCTCGGATAGAAGACTGAACAGTCAATATACCATTCGTAACACCAGTTAACTTATGACAACCTAATATTGATGATTGTCGGGATATGTTATTTCGTGGATTCTTTGGATAAGCACCGTAATAGTAGATTGGATTGTAATCTGTATCAAAGACCAATCCATAGTCCTCTATGATCACACCATATCCAGAGATTCTTTCTGAAACACCAGTTCCAGCAGAATCATCTAGTACTGTGAATCCAGTGCTGTCGTTTGGTCGCACACAAGACATCTGAATTTCGTGTGTGACTCCGCTGTAGTATCCTGAATAACCCGCTGCTGTTAGTCCATATGATCGATAGTATTGAACATATTGCAATACAAGAATCTCTGGATCAGCACCAATCATCGCGACTCTCTCGCCTTGAGGGTGGTCGAACAGAATTGTGTCTTCTATGTCATAGATTCCACTGGCATTTACTCTATGTGCTGAAAATTCGCTCATTTAGTTGACCTCAAAGTGCGGTTCCGCCGCCGTAAATAGTAAGATTTAGATACTGAAAGTTATCACTGAATGTAGAACCCATTATATCGTAGACCTTAACACCAAAAGTAAGCCCTTCTAGTGTGTATGGATTGGCAATGAACATCTGTGTAGCACCAGATCCATTCTTTACAACAGTTGCCTCGACTATGTATTTGTCCTGATCGGCTGTTCCCAATTCCGTGATCATATCATGCGTAAACCGATAGTCGCCAGTTCCGAGTCTTGCTACTGTCCATGTTCCGCTTCCATAAGAAATATCCACTGTGCAGCCAGCACCAGATGATGCTCTTGCCCATCTCTTTGCCGTGTTCTTGGCAATGATTGCCCCGCCACCATTTGGACCAAGTCGATATAGTTTCGCCACAGAATCCTTGCGAGTCTTAATGATCCAATACATCACGACATGCTGTGGAACATTGTTGTGTTCAAGTCCCCCACCAGCATTGTTGATTTGACCCGATATTATTGGAGTCAAACCTGCGGCAGATACATTAATAGATCCAGTTATTGTGTGACTGTGCGCTCCAGAAACAGTGGTTATGTTTTGCTGTGGGACAGTATTTGAAGGATTTGGAGTGCCTGGAGCAAGATTTGCGATTATTCCTTTAGCATTTGAATTATCGTCACCATTTCTACCAGTACTGAATGGCCTTCCAAGATGGGTGTGCGCTCCGTCTGTGCTTGTTGCTAGATTGTGTGATGCAGCAACAGTTCCAGAAAGTGATCCAGTCAATCCATGCAAGTGCGTGTGGATTGGCATTTCACTAGAAAGAAGAGTGTGATACTCTTCTCCACCATTTCTTCCTATGAAATAGGTGCCAAATGCACTGTCTTCAGCACCAGTTATTCCTCTAGATTCACCGACGATAAACCGCGATCTCAGATCTGGTTTCTTGAATTTTGCTGGTGATGCAACCGATGTTATCAAAAATTCTTCGACGGTTCCATCGTTTAGTGTTATCCTGATGAATCCACCAGCACCAAGAGTTATTCCATGGTACTGTCCTATCTGAGTTCCGCTCACATAGGTGGGTGATACTAGTATCTCTGCATTTGTTATTATTCCAAGACCGCTGCTAGATGATATGGTGCCACTTAGAAAGGTTGCTTCAATGGTTGCTGCTCCACCAATCGTCGGAGAATACGAGAACTTTTTTCCTATGAGTTCCGAACTTGAAATATTGACAAGACCAGCACCCGCCAGTTTAGAAAATGATGCGACTTGGCTGAATCCATAGATTTTGCCGTCATCAAGTGCAGCATATAGATCTGGATATGTGGCGATAGAGAGAAGTCCACCATCACAAAGTTCCCAACCCGCTGGAATATCTGCTGTCTGTCCAGCAAAAGCCAAAACAGATCCAACTGGTTGTATCTCGCTGATATCTACACTTGAATCACCTTGGATGACATCTCCAGCCGTATTGATGATGATTCCGTCAAAGTCTGTCCCCATCAAATCGCTATTTACCATCATCACTGGCTTGATAACGCTACCAGGAGTTGATGGTGGAGTGATTGACATCTTTCCAGCATTTGTGTCTGAAAGATAGAATACTTGTGCTGCTGTATATCCAGCACCTATTGCAGAGAACAATGCGCTTGGTAGATTGATTTCACCTGAGTAGACAAGAACTATTTCTGTTCCGCTTATGCTCTCGACAACTCCAACAAAGTTTGCATTTGTCGTGTTGTTTGCCCTTGCAGGGATGTAGTAGTCGTTTGTTGGATCATATCTGACAACATCACCAACAGTTAGAACGCCACCACAGGCACCAGAAATGTCTATCTTGTGCCGCACCGAGCGGACATCTGCTAATATAACTGGATCAAATGCACTTGTTCCCATCGTAATCCTCTTTTAGAGTTCTGCCTCTGCTTCGTAATACATTACAAACCATGATGTTGAATTATGGGGGGCAAGGAATCCCCCATTGTGTTTATAATATCCCGTTATTACACTTGATGCTCCACCAGGTGAACTTGCCTTTGTGTTCAGTGTATAAGTTGGAGTTCTCATCTTAACTGGGAATGTTATCTGAGGATAAATGCCAGTCGCAACATAGATAGCATCCATGTTTGTAGTTGTGCTATAACTTATTGAGCCATCAGTGAAGAATCTATATGGTCGCTCATAAGTAGTTCCATTTGCATTCGTCTGATAGTATCTCATGCACTTCTGCATTTCAGAAGTCTGATCCCTTAGATCAAACTCAGTTGCCTCTCTACCAGATTCAAGTTGAACCTGTGCAATCTCAATGCTATAACTGTTAGAATTGATAAGATTTGGATTGATTGCTTCAGATACATCCTTGCCAGTGACAAGATCCGAGCCAGCCCTCAAGAAGAATCGTAGTTCGGGACCATCTGTACCAGATGCGCCTATTAATCCATTAGAGCAATCTGGTAGGCTGAATGTATGTGTAAACTTAGTCCACTCAGTTGGAACAATGGTGACGAATCCTGCAACTTTTTGCGAGTTCTGCTCAATGCCAGTTGATGCAAAGTCTGGTGCAGTACCACCACCAAAGTCTCTTCTAAATGACACACCAAGTCTTGAGTTTGTTACTGTAGATCTTGCGTAGAAAGAAACGGTCGCATATCCCTTTGGCAGATTCTCAATACCCTCAATACGCTGATAAAGATAGGTGCTTGATCCCGCTGTATATCCTCCTGTACCTATTGAGAACTGCAATCCATAGTTGGAATATGCAGTTGAACTTGGAAGATCACCAAGACCAAGTGGAGTTCTGTTTACACTGATGCCTAATCTATCCGCGGTCGAACCACCAGTGTTGACAAGTTTCCATCTATCAGCAGAATACCTGTCTGGTTCTGTGCTTGGATTTCTGTAGGAGAATGTTGTTCCTCTTTGCCAGATATCAAAGTTTCCATTTATCAACTTATTTCGCTGACCAGATGAACTTGATAGTCCTATGCTCGTACCCGTGCTTGAATTGCTGTCTATCACAAGACCAACATAGTTCTGCACAACTGCTGTAGTTGGCGAGACTGCAACCATCATTGGCTTGCGTACTGTGTTGACTGTGCTTGGGCTTTCAAGCGTCAACTCGCCTGGTTCCTCACCGAGGAAGTAGACCTGACCAGGTGAATATGTCAATCCAGTTGCTGAAAGGTCAATAAATCCAGAAATGGTGATCAAAGATGATGCCGATGACCCACCGTAATTTACCTTTGAGATTATTCCAATGGCTTCTGCTTCCTCTGGACTTGTGCATTGAGCCTTGACATATGAACCATAGAGTCGAGTACCAGAGGTGATTCCTTCTTCAAATCTAACAACATCACCAATGCTGAACTCATTGGGATCATGACTGATTACGATTGTGGATGCATTCAACTTTGAGTAGAGTGCATCGTAGTCAACATTCTTTGCACCAACATAGTTCATCACCATAGCAGCAGTGCTACCTAGTGCGTAAAGTATCGGCTTCCTGACTCTACCTGTGATATATGGTGGAGTCTTGGTTATCTTTCCTGCCTCTGTATCGGACAAGAAGTAGAACTCACCAGTTCCAAGAGATGTCATTGAATCTTGGCTTGCAATGCAATCTGCAAAGTTGCCAGAGACATATCCAAGAAGATTCACATCGACAAAATTTGATGTCGTATTTAGATTGACTGCTACACCAAAAGATTCAGCATTTGCTGGTGTATTCGCTAGAGCAAGAGTTACTCCATTTGTGGTTGTATCGTGACGAACAACCATACCAAAGGTGAGGCCAATGCCAGTTATTCCACCAACTGGCATTGTAAATCTTTTTAGTAGCGATCCGTTGATGACGCGAGTTGAACCATCACTTAGGAAAGCAAAGTTTCCATATGTGGTTCCTACAGAGTCAAAATATGTTTCAGTATCTACAGTTACTCCACCGCTGTGAGTGGTTATCGTAACGCGAGATGCGGGTGTATTGTCATCACCCTCGCTGAGTATGAACTTGTTGTTTCCCGAATAAAGTTTTGCATCACCAGCAAAAGCAAGACTGTCGCTGATGCGCCATGCTGTATAGGTCTTTCCGCCATCAAATGCTTTCCATAAGAAATATTTGTCGCCACATGCACCAGCAATGACAATACCGCCACCACCAGCATTGGTGATTATGGCATCTGATGTTCCGCCTGTTCCTCCATCAGAACCTACAGCACCAAGAACAAGATTGTAATCATCAATGGTGATGAGGTTTGTGTTAACTGTGGTAACAGCCCCATTGAATGTGATATTACCCGTAAAAGTATGATCACCAGGAATGACTGTATCGATGTATATCGTCCCAATACCAGAGTCATCGACACTTACTGCGATACCAGTGTCTCCGTCTAGTTCATAAACCTTGACACGATTTAACTTGTCAATGATATCTGTGTTTGTCAGATTATACCATTCATAGAATGTATCCGACAAAGTCAGGGGAGGGATTATGTAACTGATGCTTGATGGACCTGTCGGCATTTCAAGTTCTCTTTGCTATGATTTCTTCTACTAGGCTCTTTAGTCTATTTATCTCTTCTTTGAGAGCCTCTATTTCTCGTCTCATCATTCTTTTTTCCAAAAGATCATGTGCCTTTGCTTTATTGCAAAGAAACACTGCTTTTGTTCGATCATCTCGGATATAGTCTTTCATTCAACAGCCACCACCCGAAGATTCTTAACCTTGGGGATTGAACCGCTTGATGTTGAGTACATGCAAATCTTGACTGAGAATGTATCAAATTCCTTGGTTGAGGCCATCTTGTACATTATTTCTCTGAAGTCGAACTCGGATTGTGAATTCGTGCTTTGATTTCCTGTTTGGAAAGCATCTGTTCCATCAACGCTCATAAGTACATACTTGTCTGTGGAGTTGAATCCAGCGTTTATTCGTGAGTCTGAAACCTTTCCATAGACAGCAATGAATGTTCCTGCTGGCTTATTGAGATCAAGTATTACCTTAAGTTCTGTTGCAGATTCCCCAATAGGCAATGTCACTTTCTTGGAGATATATCTTGCTACAGAAGAATTAGCGGCACCAGATGTCGGTGTCAATTCCTCTGTAGTGCTGTTGCTACTGTCAATCACATTCTCAACAACCACAGTATTTGTCATATCCATGTCTATCATCGGAGATAGAAGAGTTGGTGTGACAATGCTGGTTGCCAACTTTATGTTTAGCGATCCCGTTGAGTAAACCTGATATGGCGTGGACAGAGTCATATTTCTATTTGGAACCACCGACATCTCGGTTGGAGCCATTATCTTTGTTGTAACTGATACTCCCGATGGAGCAAACACAACTGGATTTGGTTGTATCAGATTGACAGTGGCATTATCTTCAGCACCACCATAGTAGTTTTGAAGCACTATGTCGCCAGATGGTGATGAGAATTCACATCTGTTCAAGTTAAACATCAAGTCAATATTGTTGTCTCCAGTTGGCTCAGTGTTATTCTGTGGTTTGAACAATACCCCTCCAATGAAAGTGGATGCTATTCTTTCATTGGTAAGTATGTCAAAGTCTCCAATATTTGCAGCAAACAAGGAGTAGTCTGATGTATTGCATCGAACAAGTATTGCATACCTACCAGGTGCAAGATAAACTGGAGTTGAAAATTTGAAGTTTGTTGCTGTCGGAGTGCTACTGTTTGCAGTAACAGACGAAGGATTCTTAACAACAGTACTAAATGGAAGAACCACAGACGGATGAGGCAATCCATTCACAACTGGATGTATCTCAACTGTAACGGGTAGAGAAGAATCCTTGGTTGCAAAGAACAGATCAACACTCTCAAGGTAAAGACCATTTGGATAGAAATTCTGACTGATCTCAAATGTCTGTGCAAGAGGATCGATCCACTGATTGTATTTGGCTGTGTTTATGCTCTTATCGCGATAGAGGGGATTACTGACAACTTTGTTGCTGTTTGGAGTCTGTTTCCTAATATCTGGTTGTCTGATCGATGAAACGCCATAATATTCATCTTCCTTGAGGCCAGACGCTCTATATGTGGTTTCAGCAATTGTGGTTGCATTCTCAACAACATTGTTAGCATTGTCAATTACACGAAGTATCTTATTTCCAACTTCAAACATATTTGCTGGAATATCAAATACCACATTGAGTAGAGATCCGTTTGAAGAATCTGTGATAAATGGTCCAGAAGAACCGTTTACAGTGCAATACTGATTCACATTGATGTTGTCGAAGAATACATGAACCGTTGTGTTTGGCTTCATGTTGTAGACATTGAATGTGAGTGTTTTTTCCCCTCGCATCAGAGGAACAACACTCTTGTTGAGTATTGTGTTTGTGGCTACTTGCTCGTAGAACTTCTTCTTTCTAAGACGAGTTATGTAATCATATTTCTGTGTTTCGAGTGCTGTTATGAACCTATCATATCCATCAACAATAATATTCTTTTTATCAATATTAAGTCCAGAATTCACACCTCTTGGTTTGGAAAAGAAGGATGAGTTCTTTCTATTCTCTGCATCATCAAGTTCAACTGAAATTCCAGACCAAATACTCTCCCAATCATTCCACTGTGAACCGTGTCCATAAGATCCAAGAATGTTTCCAGACAGCCAAGCATCATTTGCATTATCATCATTATTTTTGACGAATGGGCGTGTAGTATTGTCATACCAGTAGTCTCCATGTGGAGTTATTTTGATATTTCCTACCCAATTTGGAAGATCAAAAGGATTTGCTTTTAGAGTCGTGCTGACTTTCGTTTGGGATATAACAGGTGTTGCAAACTTGGAGAAATTATGACATAGTATGTTATCTGTGGTTAAAGTAAGACCAGCCTCTGCTGTATTATGCCTATACTCGTATGCTTCAGAGCGGAAAGAAGATCTTAGTTCTCCTCGTTCAATGTCAATAGAACATTGGTGATTTCGATCAGATACATCGGCAATTGAATGTCCATCAAATGTATCAGTGATAATAGCCTTCACTATAGCATCTTCGCCCGTATTTAACTTTAGATTTGCAGAGATTATTCCCAATTCAAGTTCATTGAGAACCGCATATTGCTCAAGATCATTAACTCTGTTGGATATTTCTCCAATATCCTTCATAGTAAATCGTGAGTTTCCTATACGCTCGGCCTTAACATCTGTTGGGCTAAATGTGTATGCAGGAACACTTAGAACAAACAATGTCATCGAATCTGAAATGTCTTCTGGTACAATAGGGATTTCGCTAGGAACCCCGCGCAATATAGAAGGAATAGGTGTTTCATCATCAGCAGAAAGATTTCTTCCAATAACCAACTTGTCTATTCTCGGCACATATGCTGTATATGAAGAAGATACAGTAAACTTGTCGGGAATTATTCCGTTTGAATAGGTCACATAAGGAGAATTAGTTCCTGCAACAGATGCCACAAACCTAAAATCGATGGCAGATGATAGTTGTATTGATTGTCCCGATGTCGGACTTGTGTATACTGGAATATTTTCATACGATATTCCACGATACGATTCGACTGTGAGTGGACCATATCCAGTGTGTTCAAAGTAACTGTAGTTTACATTTATTGTAAATGTCGTATTGGCTTTGTATGTTGACAGATACTCTGGCTTAATATAAAGTTTTGATAGTTCATACTTCTGATCAGTCTGACCATTATCGAATATGAATCTATCGGAAATGTCTACTCCCGAACCATCTGTTATGCTGTTTATCTTCCACACATCAGATTTATTCAAGTTGAAGTAAATCTCATATGGAGTTCCAGCAGAATTTGTCTTTATCACTCGCCTAAATGTGCTTAGATTTGCAGTATTGTTGTTTATGACTTCAGATGTATCGGTGGAAGTCTTTACACGCATCTTTCCAATCATCTCTTGGTCTTGGGTTGTTATGATGCCAATGCTACGATGCTTTGCCTTTCCTACAAGGTAGTATCCACCATTTGGTAGATTTGATGTGAATTTTACCTTGTCGCCGTCTGCACTCAATATTGCCGTGACTTTCAATGCACCCACAGGTACCGCTGTATTATCTCCAACAATCTTAACCATACTATTTGCGGGAAGACTTTGATTTCCCGAAGAAGCAACAATGTAATATCCATCAGTTATGTCTAGTGGAATATTGACTCCATTTGGAGTCGTGCCATTAGCAAGACACCAGTTGAAATCCACGCCCTTGTTCAAAAGAACTTCAGGCTGCGCCGTTGTATTTGCGTTTACCTGAAATCCAACAAACACAGGATGTGTATATGCTAGTTCATCTATGTTCTTTATTACGGTAGATGCTGCTGACCCATTTGCTCTGTAAATCAATGATCTGCTATCAGAATCAAAACTATTGACTTTGTTAATAGTAGCAACTAGAGTATTGGTGTTAAAAGTGATTCCTACTGCAAGTGTATCTGGCGTGACCGTAAATAGTGGGGTGGAAACTCTCGTATCTTCGTTATACAGATATAAACTTGATTGTGCAATGGCGGCAAGAACAGCATTATTGCTATCTCCCGTTATCGATGAACTCAAGTTGTCTATTTCTAAGAAATGAACCTTGAAGTCTATTGTTCCATTTGATTGTGTGCTTATCTGAGTATTTGACTGCTCTGGTTCTACTTTGCCAACATAGCCAGTGAAATAAGCCTTGGTTAGATCTGGTGGATTGAGGGTAGTGCCAGTAATGGCTTCCTTGTACAAATAGACCCTATGACCCCTACTTGACTGATTTATATTTGAGTTAAGCGTAGTAAACAAAGGCACAAGAGACGAACTAGTAGATGGGGTGTATCGGAACTTAACATAGTTTCCAAAGTAGTTCGCTATGCTTTGATCATCATAATCGAAGGTTGATCTTGCCTTGGGTATTTCAATAAAATCCTTGGACTTGCTTTCATATTCGTAACCAAACACATAGGCTTTTCCCGTCCCAACATCTGCATAAAGGGTATTTCCGCCTGCATCTCTAAATGTTATATCGAATGGTCTTACGACATAATTGCCACTTTCATCATATGTTCTTTCTGCAAACAATTTAACTAGTTCGGAGTACTGTGTTTCTTCATTTTTTCCGACAATCAATCCATTCTGATATCTAACAAGATCTATAAAGTCCTCACCAGACAGAGTCTCAATGAATTTCAATACAAGATCTATCTTATAGCGATGCGCTCCAGGAGCGTTGTAGTTGTAACTTCCACTTGCTGGATCCTTTATGGTATAGTCTTCTTTGTCAGTGACTATTGTTGAAACAACATCAAAACCCATAAAACCTGTCGGGTTTGTGAATTGTCTTATACCGTTGCTTACGGTGTATGCTGCCTCAAACTGTGCAGTAGACTTGACAAAGAATCCATTGATATAGTAGATACCATCGTTAACTCCAACAACCTTGCAGACTCCCGTATGTGTTGCAGAGGCTTCTGTTTCGGTATTTGTTGGTATGCTTATGGCAACAGTCTTGTCTGGGTTGGTGCATTCAAGGGTTACTCCAGCCGCAAACTGTGAGCCAGAAAGGTAACTTACTACAGCAATTCCATATGGATCTGTTTCTCCATAAGACTCCTTGTAGTCAATTACCTTTGCCTTTACCTGAATATCACCATTTCCATTCCTTTGTATTAGACTATAACCAACAATATCAGACGGGGAAATGGTAAATATTGGTGCCGAATAAGTAGATGGTTTGATTCGGACAAAGTTCAAGGTCTGAGTGGATATTTCACCCCCAAGTATTTTGCTTCCATCCTTGAAAATATGATTTCCAAATCGCTCAATCTGATTCTGTAGGATGGTCTGCAACTGCGTCAGTTCTCTGGACTGAACGGAGTAGCCAGGTCTAAACAGCATTCTGAGGAACTTTTTGTCCTCATTAAAGTCATCGTAATATGGATTGATATTGAACAGCGAGGGGTCGTAAGAAGGCATCTACTCTTGCTCCTAGAAACCAATCACGATCTTGAACTCTTCGGCTTGTTCGTAATTTCTAACGATTGGTCTTACATTTTCTATGTATAACAAATCTCCAGAACCTATTTCGATATCCGAATTGGTAATAGAGTTTATATTGGCGGCTATGCTGGCTTCTGCGGTCGATCCGTAGGCCGAATAGAACAATGGATCACTACTGTTGAAAGAACCTTTTACATCAGTAAGGCTTAATGTTCCAGTGTTGCCAAGTCCACCAGTTACGGCAAAATCAACAACCGTTCCCGTCACCTTTTTCAAAGTTGTGGAATTGGTCTGTGAAACAATGCCATCTATAGCGTCACCAGAAACAAGTATTTTATCTGTAAATGGCGAAGATGTAGTAACGAGTGTCAATCGTGTGGTCAGGTTGTATTCTCCTACATCTGTTATTTCCACTCTGTCCAACTGAGTAGATGCTATTCTTCCGTAGTTTTCATCTCTCAATCCTCCCGTAGACCCAAACACAAGGAACGCACTTCCACTTGTCAGTCCGAGCGAGAATTGCCCAACCTTTTCTCCAAACTCCTCATCAACATCAATTATGTACGAACTTGGAAGAGTAGAACCTGTTGTGAAGAATATTGACTTGCCCTCTACAAAGGCTCCATTGGTACAGTTCAACAATACACTTCCTTCACTCATGTCAAACGAAACCACCGTTCCAGAAGCAGACAAGGTCAACCCAGTGATTCCCGAATATTGGAATGCACTGTCTCCCGTGACAAAAGACCCAGAGAATGTTAGACCAAAATAAACGCGACTTCTCAACGATGCTTCATCTGAGAATCTGAAGTTACCAACAACATCAACAAGATTTACCTGATGGAATTCTGAACCTGGAATCCTCTCTGATCCAACAATACGACCATTTGCCAATGATTCTTTGCCGATAAGGTAATTACCAACTACAAAAGTACCAGCATTGTATTCATCTCTGGTTCTGTATATTGAAGTCTTGTTAGGCTCTTTCTTTATCAGCAACTTGAGTACCACATCTTCTTCTACGCCAGCAAGGGTAAGACCGCCATAAAGATACGGATTCTTGATTATTCCAAACTGCCTATAGTCATTTCTTGTTGATATCTTGCCGCCCTCTGTCCCATCAACTTCCATGATGATCATGAGATCGGATCCACCAAATTCCTTTATGGCATCAGCACCATGGCCTTGGGGGGTTGATAGTTCCGTTGAAATGGAATTATTGAGAGCCTGAACACCAGATCCAATAGTTACACTTGAACTTTCTGTGGTTATTCTTGGTCTTGCATATGTGTAGTTCTTGCCTGGATTAATCACAGACATAGTGACCACTTTCTTTGCATTGGTGGTATTGGGAACAACAACTGCATCCTGACCATCACCATCGACTACAACATATGGAACTATCTTGAATTGTGACTTGTTTTCTGATTCTGCTATTTCAAGACTGCGGGTTAGAGATGGATAGACATTCGCATAGTAGTAACTCGCACCAGCATTCCCATTCTTATAAAAATTCAATATTCTGAAATATTGACCCACTCCAGCACCTTCGGAGACATAAAGACCATATCCATCCCAATAAGAACTACCGATTGTTGCGCTCTCTTGTGAAGCATCAAATGCGATATAAGACGATCCCGCCACATTCGGAGTTATTCCCTGTGTTGATAAGAATGAGTTGTATGCTTCCGTCACATATCTTTTTGCTGAAGATATCTTTGAAAATGTGGGGCTTAGAGAAGCGGTAATCGAAACGGAATCTATTGAACCTGGTCTTGCCCTCTGTTGAACTAACTTTTGCTCCACCCGATCTTTATCTGTAACCGATGCAAGATACACGGGAATATACTCTTCTGTTATAAAACCCAAATAATCTTCGGGTACAGAATAGATGTACTTCCACTTATATCCGTCACCAGTTGTTATGATGTCGGACGATTTACCCGTTGGCATTATATCCGATGTCCCATCGGCATACATGCACTTGTAGACATTGTATTCACTGGTCATCACATAGTATGTTTTTCCAGCCATGTCTTTTGTTTCGGTATACGCATCATATACTTCACCAGCAGTCCAATTGACACGCGGAATCACTATCCGCATGTTGTCTGGTTGAATCCTCTTGATGAACAAAATGTTCCTGAATGTGTCGTATACATTTCTTGATGATTCACCCACTGATGGCGGAACTGTATCACTCTCTACAACAGTCGTGGTTTCTGCATTGTCCGTATATGGAGTGGCTCTGCTTACAAAAAGATAATAGTTTTCTTGTGTTGTAAGACCACTCTTGATCATCTGAACAAGATCTGTCTTCAGTAGGGTTTTGAGAGCGTTGTTTGCCATATTAGAAGTTCGGTGAGGTTAGAGTTGTGCTTTCGATCAGACCATACTGATTGTCATCGCCAGTGGTTCCTTCGTATGGACCACTGTTTGGATTTGAATGGAAGTGGTATCCTATCGGCATTCTGAAGAATGGGTTCAATGCAACGGATCCAAATGATGCTCCTAGTCCAGTACCACCACCCAATGGTCCTGTTAGACCCTTTATTCCTCTGATATTCGGGTGGTGATAAACTCTCCAATAAGCATAACTGAATCCCTGTGCTTGTATGTATCCCTCTATACTACCGCTTGATCCAAGAGGAAGTCCTTGCGGGTCATGGGTTTGTCCCGCTGATGTTTCGGGGACAATGCCAATGCCATATAGAACTCTTTGTATCGTTGCCGTGTAACCAGTGGCATTGCTGTCTATGAGGGTGAATGTTATACCCTCAACAAATCCACCGCCAGTTATGCTTGCTGATGTAGTGTCAAAATCTATCTGCTTTAGATAGAAAGCACCTTGTGTAGCACCGACTCGCTGAAACTCAAAGACACTGGCTGATATCAGATTTCCATTAGATCCACTTGCCGCAATAGTTGACCATGTTACGCCGCCATTGAATGTAAAACCAACTGGAGTGACGAGTAGTTTTCCACCACTTTGGCCGTATGCTTGGTATGAACTGAATGAATTTCCTCGGGGGTTGAATCCATTGACATACTTGTTGTATAGATCGGCGGTTGTGCCAATTCTATATGGTGTATAGTGACCAATGAAAGGAAGTTCATATCTCTGCATCTCGGAATGAAATGGAAGAGAATCTACTATGTCACGCTTGATGAGAACATCACCGAACATCTTGAATCCCGCAGGATGCACCAACTTCTTGTATATTTCTTTATAGGTAAGAAATGGTACTTCGCTGCGTAGAGCATATGCAAACTCCTGATAGTAGTCGGCATCATACAGTTTCTTGTTTGAACTAAGTTTTCCGCTGTTGGTGGCGAAGTATCCTGGATAGGATGTCACGGCTCCAATCGTGACATTTACTCTAGCAAGTCCGTTTCCTGTATTCGATGCTATTGATATTGTTGGTGTCTGATCGTAACCAATTCCAGAATCGATTATCTGTACTCCCGTGATCTTACCGTTTTCCTTCACCGAGTCTATTGCCAACTCAAGCCCAAATCCATTGTAAGATGTAGAACTTGTAACAACATCGCTTCTGGAATATCTAAGGCCACCATCAACTATTTCATATCCACTTATTACAGGATAGACACGCTCCAGCAGCCTTCCACTTGATGTATCAACATAGACATCCAGATTCGGTAAGAATGTGCCAAACTTATTCTTGATGAATATTTCGTTGATATCATAGTATTCTTTGCGATACTGAATGACATCGGCAACTTCTGCGTATGCAATGACATCACCATTCAATGGATTGATCTGAACAACTTGATGACCAGCCATCTGAAAATTGGCAGTTCCTCCAGTGTTGGTTGTCTTCAGAGAAAACTTTTCTATCCATCTTCCATCAGATGCCTTCAGAACATCATTACCAGGATAATAAACCTCGGATGCCGCGTTGTAGATCAGTCTGAAAAGAAACTTGAAAGACTTTTCTGTTCCTTTTGCTCCATAAAAGTTTCTTGCATTCTTGAGAAAATTGGCCTCACTAACGATATTTCCAGTTGAATCTGTAGCCAACTGCAATGGAAAGTTCTTTAGATACATTTCTCTGAAATCAAGGACAAATAAACCGATGGTTGTGTCTACATCGGTCATATCCATAAAACTATCGATGATACCAAATGGATTTAGATTCCTTTCCATCCACTCGTAATATGCTTCAACAAAACTTCTGAAACCCTCATGATCTCTGTTTATAAAGTCTGGAACCTGATCAACAATCAGATTGCTCGGTCCAAATCTTTTTATAGTTCGGGGAGACTCCTCTGAAAGAGCAAGAGTTGCCGCTGGTGCGGCTGCTCCTGTTCCAGTATTGAGAAGTAGGGGTATATTTGCCATTAGATATTACCGCGAGACACATCGACCGTGTCAACAACAATAGATCCAGAAATATTTTCGTCTATTTTTAGTATCTGATTTCTCTTTGGTACAATGTCAAATCTTTGATCTGGCTCGACAGATATTTCGATATAAGATAGTTTGTTGCTGCTGTAGGGATTGAAATTAACCAAATTCACTTTTCCTGTTTGATAATCCACCGATCCGATACCACTCTTCAAAACTACTTTAGATCCGTCCTTTATGGTGTATATTGAAATAGATCCATATCCATCGTCCTCTAAGAAGCAATCGACCAAGAGATTTGTTGATGTGTCTTTATATTTGAACACGGATGAGTTCAGTATGGTGTTATTGCCATCAAATGGATGGTTCAGTTTTGCTCCAAAATCTAATATGAAAGATGTTGGAGTCTCGCGCGGTATTAGTTTTTTGGCAAGTTTTGTTGATATCCTGTTACTCACCATTGCCGTATTAGAAAGGTCAACCAATCTTGTGAGAACAGAATATCTGAATGATCCATTGAATTTTTCAAGACTAGTATTTGAATAGTTGACTATAGTTGCTGATGCAGAACTACCAACTCTGATATCGCTTTGAGTTGTTCTGGATGAATCATATGTTACAAAACAATTCACTTTGATGTATGTGTAGTCTGGGTCAACCAACTCTGGAGTTACGGCTATTACCTTCTTCTTTGACAGAATATTGGTCTTTATTGATTCCTTGGCAGCATCGCTCAATATTTCCCCACTCTTGGGAAGTATTGATACGAATACCTTACCGTAAACTGGAGGATCATTTTCCTCGCCACCCCAAACTCTAACCGCACTGGCAGCAGAGTATTCCTTTAGTATTATGCTTTCATAATCTGAAATGGTGACTGCCCTATCTTGAGACTGATAGTACTTTGGAGCGGTGTATCTTATTTGTTCTTCCGTATCTCTTTCGGCACCACCATATGATGCTGTTACCGTGTCCACACTTGCATCAAAATCATTTCCACCAATACCATTGAAAGTAAATGATGAAGCAGCATCGGTATCAGAATTTCCTATTGCATTTCCAGCAGATCCCTCTGTCTGAAAGTAGACTATCATTATGTAACTCTTATCCGCTGGCTTGCTACCAAGTATTCCATCTCCGAAAGAAATCTCATAGTTTCCTCTAAAGTTTTCATTGATGAAAAATACCTTAGAGGTCGAGTCCAACTGAAGATAGTCGTCATTAACTTTCCACGATTCATCCATATTGGATAGATCGGTTGGACTATTCATGACATATATCTTGATCAGACTTTTGTCTATCTTGGCAGAGGGGATCTCAAATCGTATTGCGTTTATTGTTGAATCGTAAATATACGATGCAGTCTTATAGATACCTTGCCTCACCTCAAGATTGGAAACTTTGTATGGGACAGCATCTTTGTTGACCTTGAATGAATCAACAGTGCTAAAGGTGTAATTATCTCCATCCTTAGAAGAAAAAAACTTTGTTCCAATCGGGATGTAATTTGGAACTCCAGAGGTAGTTCCCATTGTAAGATTCAGTACAGCCGTTGCAGCAGTGCTTGAATTTGGGACATATCCTAGATTTTTACCAAGTGAGACAAGTGATCGCCTCATTACTGCTGAGTCAATGAAAGACTCTGCTGCCAACATATTTGCATACACAGCCGTGTAGTGTGTATTATAGGCAAGTAGATCAAGAAGAATATTTATTCCCGATCCCTCATAGTCAAAATCTGAAAATTCAGATGTACCAGAGAGATAAGTCTTTAGATTTTCCTTTATTGCAAAAAAGTCTAATTCTGTCACTGGTGTTGTTACTACACGATTTGGCATTTTATCTTAGCCTCTCTATGCTAACAAACACACTAGACACCTGTCTGTTGTTCAATAGCATGAACGAAATCTGTGTTTCGAACGAGTTTTTCTTTTCGTTGAAGGAAACAATCACATCATTAACCTTTGCCCTTGGCTCATGTCGATTGATCATGTCTATCAAATTTGACCTTAGTTGCATGGCTATGATCGGGGTTGCTGGCTCAAATAGGAGTCTTGTTATCCGTGCATCGATGTATGGTTGAAAAGGCTTGTCATGACGATTCATCAAAACCAAATTTCTTATGGCTCTTTTAACAGCCTCCGCATCCGTCTTTTGAGAGACATCAGCAGTAACTGGATGAGGAGTAAAATCCAAATCCAAATCTTTGAAAAAGTTTTTCCTTATGATGCTCATCTATAGTCTTTCGCTGAATTGAGAAGGAATGACACCTGATCTCGGGTGTATTCCATGTGGGACTTGACATCCGTTTCATCAACATTGTCTATAGTTTGCAAATCACACCATTCAATTGTTATGTATCCATAAACTACGAGGCTATCGCTGCAAAACAGCGGCAAAATCGAGAAGCCTGTGGTATCATGGAGTTCATAGAACTTCTTGGTGTTTGACTCAAACAAAGAAGAGACATTTCTTATATGCGGATTGTTTTCTCGCAACTGCTGTATGATTTCCACGAATCTACTAACAAGAACATCTTGCCTAAACTGCATGGTAGATGATATTTTTGGATCACAAGATTGATGCGATATGCTCATCCTTCGCATCGAAGACCCATCAGCAAACTTTCCACCATTATGAAACTGAGTAAGTGAAACGCGAGAACCCTTGGACTTCATTCGAAGTTCTCCAAGAAGATCAGATATACGCATATTGACTGTATTAAAAGTTTCCTCGCGTTTTACTGCTCCACGCTTTTTGAAATACCTTATTATTGGTTTAGACGCAATGAAAGCACCTATAGCCGCAGTAATAGCACCCAGAGCGGCACCAACAACCTCTAACCAACCCTGCAATGAATCCGTAATCATTAGTTTCTCCAAAGTAGCAAATATTTATCAGATACAAATATGACGAATATTAACTCTTCAGACTTGGAACAAAATCCAGAAAGTTTACGGGCGCACCTTCTATCTTAGTACCCGTTTCTGCTGCTATATCATCAAGCCCCTTGCTAAAGTCAGGCTGTAGAATTAGATTCTTAGCCAACTTTGCGCCGAAGCATGGGTCGGTCAGAGCAGATGATATGATTGTATTTCCCAAGGCATAACGCTCCACAAAGGCTAACGCCAAGGCAAATGTGTTGTTGTCATTGTTTATGAGCGTCTGAATATTACTCTGTAGCGATAGAGCATTCTGCGTCAACTGCCTCAACTGACCCACCGTATCGGCTAAACCAGAGGCTCCACCAAGTGCCAACTGAGTCTCGATGTTGGACAGTACGGTTCCTATCTGATTCATATTCTGCCCAAAGTTCTCAAAGAATGGACCAGATATCTGTGGATTTAGAGACGAGAATGCATTGGAGAAGTTGTCCTCAAGCAACTCACCAGGATCCTTCAGTAGATCCTTTATACTGTTGTAGGCAGACATTACTCCTATGATTTGATCCAATCTAGGAAGAACTCCGTTGTCTCCTCCGAGTTGAACACCACTCAGCCGCGCTGTATGGGCATTGAAAGCACTTAGTTCTGTGTTTAGTCCACTCAAAGCACCATTGAGTTCTTCCAAAGAATTGTTAAATGGACTATCTGCGCCAAGAAGTTCATTCAACTTGTTTTGGTTGCCCCCAAGTTTTTTGCCAAGTGCTTCCGTTACTTGCTGAACTGGATTTCTGAATGCGTTTCCATCCATGAAATCTGCAAGAAACTTCTTTGCATTTGCTGGTAAAAGTTGAGATATGAGGCTGCAATTTGCAGCATCAAAGATATTTGGATAACCAGGTTGATTCTGCGGCCACACCATTAGCCAGCCTCCACATTACTACTTGATATAAGAGTATCTCCGCAACTGGCGGAATCTCCCATCCTACAGATACCTATGCCTCCAACAACCACGCTCTGAGATCCCACAGTCATAGTGGGGGAACTATGGGGTGAATCCCCGTGTCCCTTGACCTTGCTGCCAATTATGGCAACGGGAAGACCATTTATCTCAACTGATAAATTTCCAGAGGTAATCAATCCGCCAGCACTATCTGCGCCAACTCGACCAACGCTAGGCATTAGAAAGAACCCCCGTCAATTTCGGTTATGTTGAATCCAGCCAACAACTCAAATCCAGAGTCATAAATGTAAGGCGGTATGCCGTATGTTTCGCGCTTGCAGACATAGGTGAAACCATCATCGCTAAAATACACAACATCACCAACTTTATACCTTACTGATAGGCTAAAAACCCCACGCCAGTTTAGTGGGATCATGTCAAGTCTCCGACTGGAACGGTTGGATCAGACCCCCCTCGCGGAGAGTTTAGTTTGATCGATGGGGCTTCTCCCGATAGGAAGACATCCGAGTTCTTGGCCGTCTTGACAACTGCATTCTTACCAGATTTAAGAACGATGTTTCCTTCTGCCTCAACTACAAAGTCGCCATTGACTTTGAAATAGCGGCTGTCTTCAACTGTTTCTCTATACTTCTTCTTTACCGTAAGATCTACATTCTTCTCAACTGTGCCACGGACATTTCCCGTTACATACAGATTGACATCTCTATCCACTTGTATGTTTAGATCTCCACTATCTTCTCCAGCCCCAATGTATATCTTTGCCGAGCCGTCTACTGTGATCTTGGCACTACCCTTGATATGGACAAAGTCATCACCAGCCAATATCTCATAGTTGTTTCCTTTGACCTTGTGAACCCGAGTTCCTTTTGGGTCTTTTTCCCAACCATTTGCAACTTCCTCAAAACTTCCACCTGGATGATAGGTGTGGTGACGCTCCTTGTCTTTGGTATCATCCCACTCCTCGACCATCCCACTCTCTGTCGCAAAGACCTTGTTCTTGGGATATTTCGGTTTGTATGGTGACTCTGGCTCAGTCCACTTTTCGACATCATTACTGTCGAGTGCTACTGGAACATCTTTCTTCTTGTCTTTCTTTCTATCCTCTATCACAGTCTTATCTGTGTTTTCACCAGTGGCTAGAAAGTTAACATCAGAGTGTTTCTTGTCAACATATTCCTTTGTGGGATAAGTTTCCGATGGATCATTGAAGCCAAACTTCTTGTTTGCAACTTCATCAGGAATACCGCCAACAGAAAACATAACAACTGGCTGCTGTGCATTTGAACCATCTCTGAAAAAACCAAAGACATGAGAACCAGCCACAAGTCCAGTTGGCGATTTACCAACCCCGCTTATGGATGCACTTGTTATGTCTTGCAATGGGTGC